AGAGCAGCCAAGGATTGAGTGGTACTCCATATACCTCTGGTCAATCTGGTAGTGGTTCTAGTGTGTTGTATTGGACTGTACCAATGGATGCACCAACTACACTATATTATCAATGCACAATCCATGCTGCTATGAATGGAACAATTAACGTCGTAAGTTGAGATAAATGGCAAGAACTGTCCCTGGAACTGGCGCTGTCATCGAACCTATTTTCGATGATATATTTGGCGTTAAAGCGATAAGAGTTGTTGACGGAGGATCTGGATATGATATCTCAGACCCACCTAGATTAGTCGTCACTGGATGTGGTGTTCCTGTTGAGGAAGCACTTCTATATCCAATTATTGACGAAGAATCTGGTAAGATTGTCCATGTCAGAGTTTTAAATCGAGGTCGAGGATATGACCCGCTAAGACTCCAAATTACCCCAGAACAAGAAACTCCTGATGTTGTAACTTCATTTGCTTTTAACAAAATTTGGCAATCTCATCCAAACTCTATTACCGCAGGAACATTTGCGTTAGATTCGGATAATATTATTACTGATAGGTTGAGAATTGTATCTGATAATCATCCTAAACCATCTCCTTTTCAAACAGAAAGAGTTCCTGGTGGCGGACCCCTTGTAGATAGAAATTTTGACCAGACTTTTATTCTCAGAGCTGGAAAGGATGTACCTTTTCCAGATACTAGAGTAGAACAAAAGGATAAAGTAACTGGTATTTTAGCAAACGGTGGATTACTTCATACTCCAGATTGGGGTACTGATGGAGGAACTCTCCCAGGATTTAGTATCGATACTGTAAAGTATCCATATGTAAAAAATTCAAATATTTACGATGTTATAACAGAGAGTAATAATTACTATTATCACAGTAGTAAAACTTTAGATGAGTTTTCTCTAGATAATGGTGTATTTGATTGGGGCAGTCTAAAGCAATTTACTTGGAATATAAAAGTTGAATATGGTAATATTTTACTCGAAGTAGAAAATCTTGATGAATCTCTTGGTGCTATTGAAGTTGGTAGAATTTGTGAAGAAATTGGTGGTAATGCCCAAGGAGAAATTGCAAAAATTATAAGAAATGGTCAAGGTGCTGTTACTCATGTTTATCTGAGAGCAGTTCAAAGCACATTTTCTAATGATGATATGATCTTGGGTTCAACTGGATTCCAATTCAGAATTGGTTCAGAACCCATTTCTCTTAATGTATACTATATCGATTTTGGAGTTGACGCTGAAAAATTTGGACCATTCGCACCAGGAGTGTTTTATTTTGCACCAGAAAATATTCAGGTAAAAAGAAATTATTTAATTAAGTTCAATCAATCTGACTCAACTAATACTCAGGGCATAGGTCATCCAATACAATTAAGCACCACTCAAGATGGTCTTTTGAATGGTGGAAGTTTATATTATAATAGTACAGGTGTATCTGATGCTCCTGCTGCAGATTATGAAAATGAATATCAGACGATATTCATTATGAATTCAGATGAAAGTAGTAGAATTTATTATTACTGTAAGAATCACAGATATATGTCTGGATATGCAGGAAATGAGGGATATATAACTCTCAGTTCTGCAACTGATGATGAACCAACAGAAAATAATTATTATGTTGGGGAATTCTTTAGAGGTCAAACAACAATTAGTCCTGATGAAATACTAAATGACTATTCGGGTGTACTAACTAATGCTACTATTGAAAATAGTGGAACAGGTACAGGAACAACAGGTGGATTTAATATTGGTAGGCATATAAGATTTGGTAGTGGTACAGGAACTAGACTTGTTCAACTTACATTAGATCTAAGAAACGTATTTACATTAGATTTAGAAGTCATCCGAGGTAATGAGAGTAACGGCGGAGAATTAGTTGACTCGACTGAAGATTTTAGAATTTTCTTTCCAGGAACTGTGTATGGTTCTAGCGTTGTTGCTGCATGGGATGATAGTAGTTTTGATACTCTTAAAACGGTAACTGTAGGTATTCCACCCGATTCTAGAAATCAGAATCAGGTAGTCTATATCTACATGCAAGATGCGAACGGTCCAGCTTTTGACCATTGGGGACTTAAATCGATAACCTATGGAGGCGGAACTGACGATTTTGCACGTCATCCAAACGGACACTCTAAAATTATCGGTATGTCCTTTGATGGATATCCCATTTATGGACCTTTTGGTTATGATTCTACTGGTTCTGTAGCAAGAGAAGTATCTTCTTATAGACTAAAAACTGACTTGGAGATGCCAGGTGCTAGAGCTCTAGTGAGTACAACTGGTACGGTTACTTATAATGTAACCGTTAGTAGTGGTGCATTCTTATTTGACGGGAGCACTGTCCCATTTATAGCTCTTGATAGAGGAAAAATTTATGTATTTAATCAGGATGACTCTAGTAATGATAGTCAGTACTTACTGATTTCTGCAGGAGAAGATGGTTGGCATGGTACAGTTCCAATTACTATTGGAGATACTGGTCAGTTATATGCTGGTCAAGGTATTTCATACTATATTGATGGTTCTGAAGTTACATATTCGACATATATAACTTCATTTAACGCTGCATCTCAAAGAGAAATTAGATTTGAAGTTCCTGTTGATTCACCTAGACTTCTTTATCTCTTTTCTTATAGTAATGCTGGATATAGTATTAGAACGGTCCAAGACAAGTATCTTCGTGGAGATTTAGTAGAAGATTACATTTATGAAGAAGGTTACGGTACTCTAGATGAATACAATGGTAAATTCTCTGTTACTCCAGAGTATCCAAATGGTACATATGCATATTTTATGACGGAGGACTCTTCCGAGAATCCAGTATATCCATATATCATTGGTCCAAAATTTTATGGCACACCTCTGTTTGAAGGTGATGCTGTACCTACACAAGAAACAATTCTTCCCTTTGGAGCAAAGGGCAATATAGTTCTTGATAGTAATGGTGCATTATCTTATATTAAGATGTCCACTAACGGAGACAATTATTTTGGCTCTGCAAATGCAAGAATTCTTGGTGGCGAAGGAACGGGAGCATCTGGATCTGCAGTAGTTCAAACTGTTACGGGTCTTGCTCTTACAGGTTCTGGTAGAGAGTATGCCACTCCACCTACAGTTATTTTTGAAGGAGGGGGTGGGCAAGGTGCTCAAGGAAGGGCACAAATTGACACATTAGGTAAAGTTACTTCTATCGGTGTTGCTGACTCTGGAGAATTCTATCAAGAACCTCCTTTTGTTCTTATCACTGGCGGTGGCGGTCTTGGTGCTCAAGCTGTTGCTAGAATCGATCAAGGTTCTGTCATTGCTATTGATGTTACTAGTCCTGGTGAAGGATATACAAGTCAACCAAATATCATCTTTACTAAACTTGTAAATTTGAAGCGTAGGACGAGATCTAGACAGGCATTTAATTCTTCGGAAATTTATCTAACTGGTTTGATAAAAAATGTTACTGCAGCAGATAGCGAAATTTATGTTGATTCCACTAATGCCTTCCCTGGTTCTGGTGAAATCATTCTTGGTACTGAAACTATTGCATATACATCAAAATCTACCAGTAAATTCTCTGGACTAACTAGAGGTGTAAACTTTAACTATGACCAAAGAGTTATTCTTGACTCTGGTCAAGATGTTAATGGAATATCAACATACAAATTTAACGTTGGTGATAGAGTTATTCGTAGAGTTGAGAATGCTGGTAACAAAATTGCTAAAGTTTACGACTGGAATCCAAATTCTAAAGAACTTTTAGTTACATTTGAAGTTGACGAATTAGCATTCATTGATGGTGGTATTCCTTCTACAGAAGATGCAATCGTTCAATTTGATGCTGGTGTTGCATCCACTGCTCCCACAGGATTCTTACCACATGTTGTATTAGATTCTGTGGGTGATAACATTTTCCTTCTTACAGATCCACCATCTCTCCTTGCAGATAAAATTTTTGAAGACAATGATGAATTGGACGGTGTTGGAGATGGTATCGCAGATTTGGTAAATACTGGAACTGGATATGAAAGTCAAATCAATTTAGATGGTGGTATTGCACCATCACTGTACGGTATTGAAGAAACTGTCGGTGGGCAGAACACAACTCTCTTCCAAGTTGGTGATAGTATTAAAGACGGCAGTATCCCGTTTAGATATGCTAATATCGGATCTGCTGGAACGCTAAGTGATGGTGTTGAACACAACGCTGTAATTTATCTGTACCTTGATGCTAACTTTGGAAATGGTCAAAACTACAGTGTTAATGAAATCATTACTGGTTCAGTTTCTGGTGTGAGAGGAACGGTAGTTAGTTGGAATCCATCAGCACAATTACTTGTTGTTAACAGTGTTGTACCTTTCAATACTGGTGATATTAATATCGGTATTGGTGGATTGTTATATGAATTCTCTCACAATTCAACCGTCGTTGATTTTATAATTCAGAATCCTGGAACAAACTATAGTGCAGTTCCAACAGTTGCAATTGAAAATAATGGAGATATCGCTTGTGCTGCAACTGTAAATATGACCACTGCAGGTGACCAAGTTGATTCTATAACTATCACGAACGGTGGTTATGGACTTGAACAAACTGTTGATGGATCATACAATTTACACCCCACAGTAACATTCACTAATGACAGTGGTGATAGCACTGGATCTGACGCTTCCGCACAAGCAGTTCTTGGCGGCGAATCGATCACTGGTAATGGTGGTGCATCATATAGAATTAAGCGAATCGAGTACCAGACAGTTATCCGTTCGTAACCAACATAAATAAACAAGAGGACAATAGTCTCATACCAAATGGCAGCTCTACTTACTGATCAATTTAGAATTTTTTCTGCGAAAAAATTTATCAAATCATTGGAAGGACCAAATCCTAATGATAGTGATGATATTGCAGGAACTTCTCGCGACCGTTTATATTTGTTCATTGGGAGACCTCAACCCTGGGACAATGAGAACTCACCACCTCAAGCGGTAGACTCTTTCGGAGAGTTTTCTGCGTCATATGATGATATGGTTTCTTTGAAGAGAGTTCTTGCAGCGGACACGGTGCAAGTTGTTCGTCGTATTGACTGGGTTTCACCTGAACAAACCACTGGTGGTTTAGGTTTCACCTATGACATGTATCGTCATGATTATTCCCCCAGTAAAACTGCTGCCTCTGGTGCTACCAAATTATATGATTCTGACTTTTATGTTGTAAATTCTCAATATCAAGTATATAAAGTAATTTACAATGGTACTTCCCCTTCTGATCCAAACGGCAAGCCTTCTACTGTTGAACCTACTGGTACTTCAACTTCCATTATTACAACTGGTGATGGTTATCGTTGGAAGTATATGTATACGATTCCTGTTGCATCGGTCTTGAAATTCTTTTCAAATGACTATATGCCAGTCTTCACCAATGATGCTGTGAAGACTAATGCAGTATCTGGTGAAATCGACACTGTTGTTATCAATGCGGCAGGTGCTGGTTATAACAATGGTACATACGATAACGTCGCTATCAATGGAGATGGCACTGGTGGTCGTGTTTCCATTGTTGTTGATGGTGGTAAAATTATTTCTGCTACCGTAACTTCTGGTGGTACTGGTTATACTTTTGGTAAAATCAGTGTTGACAACATTACTGGTATTGGTACAGGAACTAGTGCTCAAGTTGATGTCATCATTCCTCCTCCTAGTGGGCATGGTGCTGACGCAGTTGTTGAAACTGGCGCTTTCCGTGTGATGGTCAATGCCAAACTTTCTTATGATGAGGGTGCGGGTGACTTCCCAATTGATAATGACTATCGCCGTATTGGTTTAATTACCAATCCTTTAAAGTTTGGTACGGCGGAACTTATTTCTGATTTGACAGTTTCTGCTACAAAGGCAGTCATTTTTCCACCAGCATTTCAAGGCAACTATGTGCCTGATGAAATTATTACACAAACAAGAGTTGTTGGTGGCACAAACGTTACTGCTCGTGGTCGTGTTATTTCTTGGAATGCTACT